AAGGAGATATAGTATGTAATGTATATGAGGAAGATAGAGCTTACACATCAAGTTCAAAATCTAATGATAATCAAGCTATTACAGTTGAAGTTTCTAACTGTGAAGTTGGTGGAGATTGGAAGATTTCAGATGCTGCATGGAATACTTTAGTAAAATTAGCAGTTGATGTTTGCAAGAGATATAACTTCAGATTAATATATGACGGAACACCTAATGGTAGTTTAACAAGGCATAATATGTTTTCTAATACAACTTGCCCTGGTAAGTATTTACAAAGTAGATTTCAAGAATTAGCGGATACAGTAAATGCACAATTGGATGGAGGAAATATAACAAATCCACCTCAAAGTAGCAAGAAATCAAATGAAGAAATAGCAAATGAAGTAATTGCAGGTAAATGGGGAAATGGAGATGCTAGAAAAACAGCTTTACAAAATGCAGGATATAATTATAGTGAAATCCAAGCAATTGTTAATCAAAAGTTAACAGGAAAAACTTCAAATACAACAACATCAAATAAGAAATCTATTGATACTATTGTAGCAGAGGTAATTGCAGGTAAATGGGGAAATGGAGAAGATAGGAAAACGAGATTACAAAATGCAGGATATAACTACAATGAAGTTCAAGTAGCAGTTAATAATAAATTATCTGGAAAATCTACAAGTTCAAATAAAAAATCAAACGAAACTATTGCTAATGAAGTAATTAAAGGACTATGGGGAAACGGTACTGATAGAAAAAATAAATTAATTGCAGCAGGTTACGATTACAATGCAATCCAAAAAATTGTAAATAAAAAATTGAAATGATTATATATAGAGGAGATTTTTTCTCCTCTATTTTATGTTTTTTAATTTGTTTTGAAGTTCTAATAAAGTATTAAATGCTTGCTGAAACGTTGTATTGTTTAAATCTAGCTCAGCAATTTTATTTAGTATTTTTTTTATTTCTATATTTTTCATATAGTCATTTATATTAGAATTAGGCAAATTATCTACTATTTTATACTTTATTTTCATTTTATTTAGTAGTATGATATATTTGTCTAACTGAGAAATAGGAAAGCCACATTTGAAAATATTAGGGCCTAAATCTGTTATTTTTAATCCTAGTTTCTCATTGATAATTTTTGCATCTGCATTTAAAATGTTATAGAAAATCCCGAACTCTAAACAAATAAATGCAAGATGCATCATCTTTTTTTAATTGCTCATATTGCTTTAGTAACTTGCTCATTCGTATTTACCTTCTTTCGATTTGTTTTTTTTCTGACTATAATATCTCCAGGTTCACAATCTAGTATTTCACACATTTTTTCTAAAGTATCAAAATGAATTCCGCTTGTTTCATTGTTCATTAAATGACTAAGTGCTTGATATCCACCGCTCCATTTTTTTAATAAACCAATATTTACTGCATTTTTTTTCTTTTAATATTTCTTTTACCCTTATGTATATCATAATTCTTCCTCCTTTCTGTTATCTATTTTACACTGAACATACTTACATTTTAACTCTTTTAGCTTTAAGATACAGATACTATAACTATTGCACGATTGAGGCGTTTTTGCTATAATTTACTTGGTGATAATATGGAAGAATTAAAATTGTGTGAAGAAATTATAAATAAAGTTAAATGGTTTATGGAAAGAAAAGATTATAATGGATTAAGATTATATATTGAAGAAAAAGAAAAATATGTGAATAATTACATTAGTAAAGTAAATACTGCAGAAGAAGATTACATTGATAATTTAATAAAGGACTTGAAATAATATAAAATCAACACTTGTCGTTTTATGTCGAATTTTGTAATTTAGCTGTATCAATGAAAAGCGAGAACAATACCTATTGGCTAAGATAGTTATCGTAAATTACATAATATGGTAAAATATAATAAGAGATATCTCTAAATATCATTCGTAGGAGGGATATTTATGAGAAAAAATAATAAAAAACAAATAGTTTTGGATAAAATAGCAAAAAATCTAAATTTTTATGATAGAATAATAATGAAAGTGTTTAAAAGATATACATTAAAAATATATAAACTAGGATTGAATGATACTTTCAATTGGGAAAATCAAAAATATAATAAAAATAATTCGTGTGGCTGTACTACGGCTGTACAACCACTAAAATCAAAAGAATAAAATAGAAAAATAAAAATCTTAAAAATGAACGGAGAGTAAGAATTGAGAAATATTAAGTTAACAATAGAATATGATGGAAAAGATTTTAATGGCTGGCAAAAACAGCCTAAAATCAATGACTTGAACATATTTTGAATTTATTTCAAAGTAGTTCAAACCATTGGTATATCTATGTTTTGTATTTTCAATATATTTTTAAATAAATATAAAATATTTTAAAAATAATTCGCGTGGCTGTACTGGTGGCTGTACTAATATATATTTAAAAGTCAACTGTCAAACCATTTTCCTTTAAATAGTTGTAAGATAAATCCAAGTGTTCTTTTTTAAATTTATCAAAAACTTCACAATATACATTTAGTGTAGTTGAAACATTTGCATGTCCCATTATCTTTGCTAAAACAGATGCAGGCATTCCAGATTCTATACATCGTGTTGCAAAAGTATGACGAAGCATATGCTGATGAACATCATAACCTTTTCCAATATTGTGATGCTCACAAAATTCTTTGAACATCATATTAACAGTATCTGTACTTATGCATTCTTTATGTGAATTGCAAAATAAAAGGTTATAATCATTTTCTGTATAGTATTCTGATGATAAATATTCTTTTAAAATTTTTTCAATATTATCATCCATCATTAAATCTCTAATTCCATTTACTGTTTTTGTATAAGAACCAATTGTTGCTCTGTCATCAAATGTACGAGTAATAGTTCTTCTAATATGAATTACTTTATTTTCAAAATCAATGTCATTTAAGTCTAAAGCATTTATTTCTCCCATTCTCATACCAGTAAATAGACCTATGAGAATCTGATATTTATATCTA